AAAAGGACCAACATTGTTAAAAAATGAATTCATACAGGGATTCAAAGTGTCTCTATGGTCAATCATAAAAGAACACAATGAATTCAAATATTTAATTGTGGAAGATATAAGTGATAACACGGTTATAATAAATAATTTGTCAATTAGAACTCATCCGATGATAGTATCGCCATCAGCGTATTTTTTCTATAATTTCGCATACAGTCCCTTTAAGCCAGAAAAGTGTTTAATAATAAATTAGGGGGTATTTATTATAGTCTGTTTATAAAGTCTAAGATTTATCCGGAAGCACCACAAAAGTATATGGTCTCTTATCCTCATAAATATCCATTGTAGCCTTTTTTTGCCAAGTCTTGTATTTTTTTATTTTTATCTTAGCAATTACATTATTCCAGTTATCAATATGTGCTTCAAGAAAACTTCTAAAATTAACGATATTGTGAATGTTTCTTGCATTTCCACCTAGTTTTTCAGGCGTACCTGTTTGTGAAGCCTGAACAATTGTTGTGCTTCCATACTTATTTCCATAGAAAAATGTATCAAATAAGTCTAAAGTTTTTAAAAAACTATAAAAATGAGCAGCAAATCTTAAATCTTGTGATATATTTTTTTTGTTAGGGAAAATTTTCGTCATTGCTTTTGGGTTATATTCATCACCTTGGATGACCGAATAACCAAATTCTTTCCCACAATCAGGATTACATCGCGTATTATTACATATGTAATTGTTAAGGATTGCTTTAGTATTTGTTAATCCATTGTCAAAGTAATTTCTTCCGTAATCGATAATCTTAACTATGTATTCACTTGGAAATTCAATAATTCTTCCTGAAATTAAATGATATCTCATTTGGACGTAATTTTTTCCGTCATATGGTTTATATAAAAATACATTATTTGCGTGTAAGTCATAATGTGTATATACATCTTTTAAAATCGTTAATGGAAAATATGTTTGATATAGTATGTTAAATATTTCTAATTTAGTATTTAAAACGTTTTTTTCATATTCCTCCATTAGTGAGCGAAAATTATCAAAATGTTGTATTAATACACAAAGTCGTTTATTTTCCTCACAAGAAAGACCAAACATCTCGTTGTCTTCAGAATCATAATTATTTCCAGATATACGTTTTTCTGATATATTTTTTCGAGTAATCATATTTTTTAAATCTATATCATTTATATTGGTTTCAACCTGTTCTCCCTCTTCCTCCTCTTCCTCATCTTCCTCATCTTCCTCATCTTCCTCATCTTCTTCCTCTTCCTCAATGTTTTTCTCATTGGGTAAATTTTTTAACATAGACCAGGATCTTTCATCGTTAAATGTATAGCAATCATATGTTTCTACAAAACACGGAAATATATTCAAGTAATTATTAATAAAAAATTTTCCAACATAATATTCATAAAATAAATTATCAGCTCCTGGTTTAGCAGAGCATTTTAGAGCAGTATATGCCGTAAAACTATTTTTAGTAAAAGGTACTTCGATAATAAACCCATTTCCCGAAGCAGTCCCAATTCGCTTAATTTTTGGGTTATCTACTAAAGAAAGATTTCTAAAATTGTCAAAATATTGTTTAATATATGACCCATATACACCTAATGCTAAACAATTGCCAGGGTTTTTACAAGCAACATTTAACATTCTTCCCATATTTTGTTCTCTATCTTGAATTAAACGACTCACTGTATTTTTTATATCAGGGTTTAAATCACCGCCTATAGTTTTTTCTTTTCTATGGCGTGTCCTTGTGTTTTTTGTTCTTCTATGGCGTGTCCTTGTGTTTTTTGTTCTTCTATGGTGTTTCTTATATGTTTGTCGTTTGAGTTTCATATATAATTATAATAAATTATTTTATTCCACATTTTATTATATAAAACGGATTTCCGCAATACATACAAGTTTGTATATTATTGAGAGCAGGTGACTGTAAACTAGGATTCAGTTTCAAACATTTGTTACAAGTATTTATATGAGATAAAGTGTTTATATTTTTGTTAGTTCTATCTTTATGAAATAGGTAATTTCTGTATTCTCTAAACATATATATATAAAATATGTAATAAAAATATAAACTTATATTAACTATATAACTAAAATGTTAAGAACATATGAAGCTAATTTTTCGGTTGCTCTTTATTCGCTAGGCGCTTATGAATATCCATTCGATGAAGAAGATATATCATATTCTGAAATTATCGCAAGTCATACTAATAATTTTAATTGGTGTTTGTGCAACGATATACAATCAAATTATGTTTTAAAGTTTTTGAAAGAGGGATATGAGCTTTTTGAAATAGCAGATATAACTATTAGCGATGTAATATATGAAAGAACAGGTAAATTCACTTGTAAAATAGATATTTTTGATGAAATAGAGGAACCATATAGTGATTCTGAAATAGAAGAAATTATTGAAGAATCAATCAGGCCTTATGAATTAATCGAAGAAAATGGAATAGTAATTAATAATGAAAAATATGCAGTAGATATTAAGTTGGATTATTATGTGGAAACATATTACGACGATGATGACGAGAATTGTGAATCGGAAGATGAAGAATCCAAAGAACACGTTGATACCAAAATTATTCAAGATTATGAAGATAATTGTGATGAAGATAAGTCAGAATATAATTGCGAAGAAGATGAAAATAATGAAGAGTAAGAAGAAAAAAGAAAAAGGAATATAATGTATTTAAATTAGTAAATTAGTAAATAGATTATATATTTTGTTTATCGCACATATTTTCCTACACGTGCAAAACTATCAACAACAAAAATAATAAAAACTCCTAAAAAGGAATATAATACAACTTCTTCAGTGACGGAATTGGTTTTTTGGTCCTGTTGTTCTTCCAATAAGTTGATCATATAATTAAGTTTTTCAATAAGTACTTGATTAGCATCATTAGATGTAGAAGAGATTGGTATATTTGTGTCTGAAGAATAATATTGTTTATTATGTTCACTTTTTTTTGAGTTAGAATTTAAGGAAGGTACTAATTTTCTATAGTATTCTCTAACCTGCGCATCATTCATATAAGCACTTTGAAGTTCCTGAAGATTTAAATCTTCATCGTCTACAGGTTTAGGAACTAGATTATCATCCATAGTAGTCATACCCTCTTGTTTTTTAGTGCGCTCAGAGCCCATAGAAAGAGGTTTAGAAGGAAATTCAAAGGGGTTTAGTGGTTTAAAATCATCTGAATGCTTAGCACTAACAGAAGAGCCTTTAGAACTATAGTTTCCCAACTCGTTATCTTCATCAGGAGTAGAATTATGTATCGACTGAAGAACAGAATTTACTTTTTGCTGATCAAAATCACTAGATGATTGACGAAACTTTTGTGTTTTATTATGATTTTGTCTCTTCTTATTTATCGGACTTTCATATTGTTGTGTTTGATTATTCTCATTATCTATTGGTGCTGCAGACATTGCTAAATAAGACATTCTCTTAATAAAAAATAAGATAATAATTTATAGAACAATCTGAAAATAAAAAGAAGTAAAATAAAATATATTCTATAATTTATATAGAATGATTATGAATACAAAAAGTGTTATGGCAATGTTTGTAGTATTATTACTAATTTTAGTAGCTAATCCGATGACAGTTAACAGCATTTATAATACCATTTTAGGAAGAATTGCATTAATAGGGATAGTTGTATTTTTTTCAATGAATAACGTAACTTTAGGATTGTTAGTTGCATTAGCAATAATATCAGCATTAAATCAATTTGGTTCTTTTGTAGAGGGTATGGAGACAATGGATGCTCCAGTAACCATAGGAGAAGATAATATTCCTATAACTGGAAAGCAAATAGTATTGACAAAATCAGCAACAGCACCAACAACAACAGCACCAACAACAACGCCTGTAAATGTGGATAGTGCTAAACAAAAGATAAGCGATTTAAAGGCTAAAGCGGTAACTGCTGGTATTGATAAAGAAGCCATTCGAAATACCATTATGTCAAAAGATTCCAAGACTATTCAGATAGATCCTTCTGTAATGAAAAACGAGGATGTTAATGCTTATAATCCTAGTATGCTTACAAATACATCTTCAATAGTAGAAGGATTTTGTCCATGTGCGGCTTCTGCTTTCTAAATAATTATTATTCTACATATAAAATATATATGCGTAAAATATATTTTAAGATATTGGTTGGTATAGTTGTTTTATTGTGGGTTATTTATTTTATTCAAAGTTTTGCTACATATGAAGGCTTTACTCCTAAAATTAATAGTTTGTATCGTCCTTATATTAGACAATTTAATCAAGGTTATGAAAGTTTTGCAAATAATTATGGTCAGAGAGTGATAATGAATAAATTAAGAAAATGGAATATTTATTAAAATTTTGAAAGATATTTTTATATTAATTTAATATAACGATGTCTAATGTATTTTATGAATCAATTGATTTTTTGCATAATCATATAATGTTTTTAAACAACAGTAAATTTTTTGCTGGTGTAGTTATGATTTTATTAAACGTTGGTTCCAAGTTTATAGCTATTCAATTTAGTAAATCTACAGAAGAATATCTTAAATTAAATGTGACTAAACAATTATTAGTATTTGCGATGGCATGGATGGGTACTCGTGATATTTATACCGCATTAGTTTTGACTGCGGTATTTACTATATTGTCTGATCATTTATTTAATGAAGAGAGCCCTTATTGCTGTGTTCCAGAAAAATATAGAATGTTGTCTAAATTAGTAGACGAAAATAGTGATGGTAATGTTTCAGAAGAAGAGATCAATAATGCTATTGCTATTTTAGAAAAGGCTAAAAGAGATAAAATTAAAATACAACAAAGAAAGAACTTTACTTTGTTTGGCGACTATCTTGCAGATAGTTATAAAAGTTATAATTGAGTATATTATTTGATTTTATAAATAATTAAATAATATATATTATTAAATAATATATATAAATGAATACATTAAACAATCCAATAAAAATAGATGATAATAATATACGATTAACTCAAGAAAAGCCGTTACCATCTGCTCCACCACTTATAAATAATGAAGATACACCAAAAACACTTGATCCAAGTAAAAAAGATGAAAAAATTCCTAATTCATTAATTGTATATATAAAAACAAGAATACCGAATTTCTATAAAGTAAATTATGAGCCCTTTATGACAGTTCCAAAGGATAAAAGTCATACTGTTTACTTTGATCCACTTGTAAAATATTATGAAGGCCCTGTTAAAAATATACCAACCGGTGCTCCAAAAGAAGCATTATATACGCAATTTTTTGAAGCGGCGGAATTTGATACTATGATTAACCGAATTCTTAGTGATTTCAGATATATGCAAAAGCCTAGAGATTTACAAAAAGCATATGATGAACACATTATTGATAATAATATGAATATTACCTTGAAAACTCTATTTAAAAACGATAATTTATTTTATATAAATAACAAACCGTATACAATTGTCGGTTCACATTGGGATAAGAATAATTGGCAAATTGATAAAAAACCTATCGAAAAATTATTGAACCAATTTTCACATTTAACTGCTTCACAATTAGAAGAAGAGGCAAAAAAAGAAGAAGATGACATTCCGGAAGTATTAAGGCAAGGCAGTCTAGCTTCCTCTAATTTAAACAGTGATGAAGTAGTAACATCTGTAGCATCTGGACTACAAAATGTTGTTGATAATGCGGAGAACGTGATGAATGATAGGGAAATAGCAGGTCAAACAGAAGCGTTTGTATCAGCCGATATGTTACCAGGGGTTTCTGAAGATATGCGAAGATTATATAGCGAATATTTAAGACAAAATATTCCTATTAATTATTCAGATAATCCGGATTTGGCTCGAGACACTCTAACAATGTCGTTATTGATCGATCCATCTGAGTTATTAAATTTTATTAATAAAAACAAGAAATCCAATATTATTGAATTGTATTCCGCCTATATATCGGCTAAAACTACCTTACAGAAGAGCGACAAAGAATACACAGATGCTTGTACGGCAATAGCAATTTATAAAACAGAATTTGATACAAAGGTTAAAACCATTATTGATGAGATTAAAAACATTGAAAGAATTAATATAGAAACACAAAAAGAAGAAAAAAATAAACTAATCCAAGAAATAACGGCTCTAAAAATAAATTATATGAAAATATTATTCAGAATTGCTGATGCTATTATGGACATATATAATAGCCAAAAGTTATATTTTGTTAGTACAAAGTTGTTATTAGAAGGCTTGAAGAGCGATTATAAAAATATTATTAAATATTATGAAGAACCTGAATTAGCTATAAAATGCATCGAATATGACATTAATACAATTAGTGCTTTAATAGAATTAGACCCGGAAAATCCATATTCGCAATCTTATTTTTATAACTTCGAAAAATTCAAAAGTTTTTATGAGAAGAAACTATATAAAAACGAGAAAACTCTGTTAACCCCTCAGATTAATTATAGAGATGAAGAATATTACATTAATAATCCCAAAATATTGTCAATTGAGAAACAACAATATGAAGTTTATAACTTTCAAATGTTTCTGTTTTATTCATATAATCAATTTGATATTTGGGTAATGTTATTCAAATCTATAGAAATTTTTGCAAAATTTATCGGAAACGAAACTATACAAATAATTAAACTTTCTGAAACGGCGATGGATAAATATAACAATACATTTCCTAAAAATGACTTTATCGATAGAATTAAAGCAGATGGAGTAAAGGCTTCTTATAATAAATTAACGAAAAAGTTTGATTGGTATTTGGTTAAAGAAGACGGAACCAGATGTATTCCGCCGTTTACTGACGAAAAAAAACCATTGAAATATACGGAAGATGAAAATCAAGAACGTTTATATATAGCTTCTATGAAAACACAAGTAAACGCATATGACGCAATAATATTATACATATACTTACTTGAAATCGTATGCTTACGACAAAATAGAGTTTATGTTGCTGAGGAAAACGTTAATCAATTAAATCTGGAAAATTCTTTGACATTAAATGAGTATTATTATACTATTGAAAGTAGCATAAAAACCGATGAAACACTTGGTTTGGAAAAACGTATACCAGAATCTCTTTTATGGGATTCCAAAAATTTAAACGACAATAATTTTTTAAATAATAAGAAAAATATAAATGATAAATCGTCTCTTGTATATAGAGGCCGAATTAAGGCTATACAAAAGTCTAGAAAAAATATTGTTAATAATTGCGAGCAAATAGCAGACATAATTACTCCTACTATTAGTCAAGATGGGTTTATAACTAAATGTCAAGCATTATTGATCTCAAATTTTAGTGATATAACAGAGCATTCTTTCAGAAGTAGCTATTGGTTAAAGAAGACTATCAAAAATTATGATAATGAAGCTACTAGTGATTTTATATATAATATTAGTAGTGTAGTAAAAGATGCGTGGTATGATAGAATAACTCTTGACAGAGAACCGGAAGACCATTTAGATTGGATGGTATATAATAATGCCGGAACTAACACAATCGAAAGTATTTATGCTTCTATAAGCGATCTATTAAATGCTGAATTAGACTTGAATGAAAGCGAAACCAATAATCAATATACAGAAGAAATTGACGGAAAAAAACGATTTACTATTAGTTCGTTGAAACAACTAGTAACAACTGAAAATCCTAATCCTAATATTACAGATACGGAAATACTTGCTATTTTACAAGAAGTATTAAAAATTAAGTTCATTGTTTTCGAAATGTTTCCGCGTGATAACAAGTCTATACAATTAGGAGATATTGTTAATTATAAAAACCATAAATATAGAGTTTTAAAAATTCAAGAAACGGATAATTCTTCTTCTTCAGAAGAAACAGTAACAGGATATGACATATACAATGGTTACGAAATTTTGGAAAATATTCCAGTAACTGGAGTTACATTATCTAATAAAAATATTACAAGTTTATTCCGTGTAGAATGTAATTATATAGATAAAAATGTAGATAACATAGACCATATTTATTTGCTATTATCACCACAAAAACAAGAACAAGAAGACGGTAAGTCGTTTCTAAAATATAAATATGTTAAAAACTCTAGTAAAAATAGTTTTATTTACTCGTTTGAAGAAATACCGGTTTATATTCAGTATTTTATATTTAATAATTGCGCTAGATTCAACCCATATATAAATATAAATATGGATTTTGGCGTTATGCAAGACATTTTTACAAATTTTATGATACAAATACAAGACCAAATGAATGATAATGCTCTCGAAACGGAATTGGCAAGTATTGAATCTCAATTAAAAAGTAAAACAAAAGAATACAAAAAATTAAAAGATATAAAAGATAAAACACCTGAACAAAGAACACAAAAAACTTTGTTAAAAGGCGACATAAGTGACTTAAAATCTAGAACAAAGGAACTCCAACTATTGTTAGCTGATAAACAAGAATCTAATCTTTTTGGAGGTGCGGCAACAATAAGACCTAGTGAGCAATATATAAATTATTCTGCACCTGGTTATGGTTACAATGGTCTTGGTTATAATGGTCCTGGACCTGGTTATTACGGTCAACAAATGAATCCATATATGCAAAATAATCAAATGTATTTACCTTCACGTTCTCCATATTCCTATCCATATTATAACCAGAGACGTTTACCATATAATGTTTCTCAAAATAAAGCAAAAGATAGTAAATCTAAGCTTTCATTTTACATCACAATTGAACTAGAACTATTTCCAGGAACAACAGCAAATGCTTTTCAAAAGTCGGTTGTTAAATGTCAAAGTACATTTGAAAGAATTAGAGAGGCATGGTCTGATATATTTGGTTACCAATATAGACCATCCCCAATGTCAGAAGCTTATGCTTATGGTATACAGAAGAATGGTACTAATAAGAATGGTACTAATAAGAATGGTACTAATAAGAATGGAACCAATAAAAATAATAAAAATAACAATAATAATAAGACCCGTAAAACTAACAAATAGATAAAAGAAAAAATTGAAAGAAAAATTATGATACTTATTTGTTAGTATCATAATTATAAAATGAATCAATTATTATTAAAAATAGATAATTTAATGGAAGGGCAAGTAATAAAAAGACCTTCCCAATATATAAAAACCCCATATGTTGCTGATATAAAATGTGTTGATACTTTAGATCAAGTATTGGGACACACGGCATCATTAGGGTGTTGTGGTTTAGTAGATGTAAACGCAACGATATTAATGGCTGTAAGTCCAGAACCAAAAACAAAAACTGTTCCCAAAAATAAGGCTAATTTGAAATGCACACATACCGTTTATTTGTCTATTTTACGTTTTAATGGTAATGAACGCAATGCTAATGAACACAATGCTAATGAACAGATTATTGGTATACATCCGAAATTAGCGGAAAAACTAACTGAAACCGCATTAACTAACAATCTGTTATCAAGACTTCAAAATGTAAAAAAATATCGCAGAGAAACAGCTATTTATATAAAAGACCAAATAGACTCGCGATTCGATTTTACAGGTGTAGATCAAGATGGTATTCCATTTATTATGGAAGTTAAAAATGTTCCGCTGGCTGATTATGAGGATGTTAGTTCTGTTGACAGGAAAAAAATGGATTTTACAGGGAGACAATTTGATACAAAAGTGGCATACTTTCCAGATGGATACAGAAAGAAAAGTGCAGACCCGGTTAGTCCAAGAGCTTTAAAACATATTAGAGAACTAACATTAATAAAAAGGGAAACGAAAACTCGTTGTATAATGTGTTATGTTATACAACGAACAGATGTAAATCGGTTTCAACCATCAATAATAGATCCGGAATATAGAGAAGCATTTAAAACAGCTTTAGCTGCTGGAGTTGAAATAATTACAATGGTTATACGCTGGACAAAAGAAGGGGAAGCGTATTTTGTAAGAGATGACTTGCCAATTACACCGTTTGACTAAATTATTAGGAAAACTTATAATTAAGGGTTAATTATCTTTATTATTAATAATATATAAAAAATCAATGTTTTTATTTATCTATGTAAAAATATTATGAAATTTATTTTTTTGTATAATAAATATTATATAACTATTATACAAACAATGAATTATTATAATGTAGAAATACTAACTACGAATTCTAATAATCCGCTACAAACTTATAATTGTAATCCTAAATCTAACACATCTTCAAACACCTATGTTAACGAAAATGGTACTGCCGTAAATGGTACATGGCTTTATTGGTATTGGAAATTTAACCCAGATGTAGGAACTAAAAATACAATTTCATTCATAATTAATCCCACTGACAGTAGTAGCCTTCCAACAGGGTCAGTTGGGTTTATGTACCTTTGTGGTCAAGGAGGTCAAGGAGGTAAAGGAGATAACTCTGAATATTCAGGCGGAGGGGCAGGGGGAGGTGAAATATATATAGATACATTATCTAACCTTAAATACCCTGTAACAGTAAACCTTTATGATACTTCTGTGACAACTAATTCATTATATTCTTATGATAATTATAGTAAAACAATAAAAGTTGGTAATGGAACAAATGGTAGTTCCGGAACTAGTACAAAAGGTGGTGCTGGTGGTTCCGGCGGCTCCGGTGGATCTGGTGGTTTGAGTGCTTCAGGCGGTAAACATTATTATTTTGGGGGTTCTGGTGGTGGTGGAGGCTCCGGTGGATCTGGTGGTGGTGGAGGATCTGGTGGTACTTATGGTGGAGATACAGGAACTCCTGGTACTTCAACAACAAATGGGTTAGGTTATTCCACTGCAGTATATTTTCCTGACGGCACAAGTGTGTCTAATTATACATCTACTTCCTCCTCCACTCAATCTACGGTTGGATTAGGAGGCGATGGTGGAACAGGTGGAGCAAATGGAACAGGAGGAAATATATCGGAATGTATGTTAGGTATATTTACCCCAACATCATCAAGTTAAGAAATGTAATATTATATATTTTTGTAAATTATATAATAAAAAATATATTTTATTGTTGATATTTATAATTAAGGGTTAATCTTACAGCGTCCAAAAATTCCGCATCAGCTTTAAACGTTTTTTGTCTTATTTGTCCCTCAATATTAGACAATAGTGCGAGCTTTTCTCTCTTTCTTTGAATTTCAACAGGATCTTCTGTAACAACATCGATCTTTCTCCCTGCTTGATCTAAAATATCAAACACAAATTGCAATTGCTTGAGTTGAGCCGCTTGTTTTTCACCAATTTTATGGTGGTAATATTCGTATATTTTAGAGGTAGTGAGAGTTTTGTTGTTCACTAAAGGGCATATAGTGTTTAAAAAAAACAAACGATTGTTTTCCGTTGACATATTATAATTTATATAAATATTATTTTTTTTAAGAAAATTTATGTTTTATTTTTTTATTTGTATATTATATATTCTTTAATATATAATATGGCAATAGAATTATCGCAGTTATATTTAACTGTCATAGAAAATGGCAATAACGAAACTACAAATGCAAATGGGACATATGACAGTTACATTTATCCTCTTACTGTGAATCCAATAAGTGGATTATCAGTGAATAATTTAAATGGCACCCCTGGTTGCTGGTATTACTATTCTTCTTCTAATAGTATTATTAACGGTGTTCCTAATAGCGATATAAACGGTGCTAAGTATACAATTAGTAGTACTACATCACAAAGTAGTGGAAATAGTTATATAATAAGTTTTAATCCTGGGCAAGTTTTACCAGCAATCCCAGGCATAACTACTTATATGTATATTGCTAGTCAAGGAGGACAATATGGAGCAAATGGTTCGTACGCATATAACAGTTATGATTATAATATTTCTTATGGAGGTGGAGGAGGAGGTGGAGGAGGAGGACAAGTAAATACATCAGCATTCACTGTAAATGGTAGCAACACTTTAACTATTACGTTATATCCACGTGGCACCACTACTGTTTCAAGTTATACTTATAATGACACAACAGTTTCTGTAGGGTTTGGAAATAGTGGCACAGGTGGAAGTAA